AATTCAGCTGTGCTATCACGTATGTATGATTGTAATTGTTTCAAACCAATGTGCGACATTATGAAGCCTTTATGAACTACAGGAACGAGACGCCAAGGGTCTCCAGTTTCTGCATTCTTTTTGGATTCTTTCTTATCATTAGGTTTTTGCGATTTCTCGTAAATTTCAACCTTATAAATATCAATCTCCCAAATATCGGCAATGTATGGTGTGGTTCGCGATTCGTCACGAACTTCGGGGAATTTTGCTGCAATTTTTTCAGGGTCCAACTCGACGCGGCGTAAGCCTTGGGCAGTCTGAGTGGTCTTAAGAAATTCAGGACGTACTCTCACGTGGATATGATCGTAAATTCTGCGTAGAATAGAAGCTGGTTCATTGGAATAAGTGGAAGCACACATGTCCCAAACGTTAGTGGTAACACCAACAACTTTAGGTTGAGCGGTAACTTTTCCTTTAAGTTCAACTTCGGCCATAATCAAGTACAATGGCACATTATTTACAAATTCTAGAAGAGTATTACAGGGGGATTTTTCACAAAAGTCTGCTTTCATGTTCCCAAAATCATCGAAGAAAACTCCAGTGATATAAGAACGAAAGTTAGAGTAATGTTTGTCTGAACCGTTGATGGTCGACAGGAACTCAGAAGAATGGGCATTGCCATTAACTTCCAAGCAGTAGCGCATTAGAAAATTACCGAGGGTAGATTTTCCAACACAGGATGAACCGTAAATCATATAGGAATAAGGGGCTTCCCGAAGGTCACCACTAACACGTAATTGTGTGTAATTCGCGTGCATAGCTTCAAGTTCTTTCAAATAGTTAGCCAAACGTGTGTCTGACGGACCAGTTAAATTCTTGCGAGCTTTCTTTCCCATAATTATTGCATCCAATAAACGTTTCTCCCATAGATGAACATCAGGATTAGACATCAGCGAGTAATTTCCAGCAATGACGTATGAATACTGTGTTTTGTGGAAGAAATATTCCGTCTCAAATTCTGTAACTGAATCGTTGAAATTCAATATAGCTCTCCAATCACCATCTGCGATCGCCGCAGCACTGGTTGAAAGGAATAACATTGTTTTCCAAAGAGCATCAATAAAATCAGTAGCATTGATCTGCTGTTTGAGTACTTCGATGTGGAGCAAGTCGAACTTTCCAAAATCAATATTAACCGTGTCGGGAGAAACAAATCCGAGTGTAACAATGTAAGTGAACAATGAAAACAGGGATTTGAATCCTGGATGACTCTTAAAAGAAGTCCAATCCATGACGGCAGATTTGAGAAAAGCAATGAAGTCAGCTAAATTCCAATTTTCCAAAAAGGCAAAAGAGGATTCAGAATTCTTCATATAAGCGTACAAGGCAGTACAAAAAGATGAACCTAAACGTAACTTTCCGTATTCAAGAACAACGAAAAGAATTTTCAGGATTTTACTATCTTTATTCCATAGAAGCTGTGATCCAACAAGAGTTTCCAATAGATGCGTTAGTGTAGCAACATCTAAGTTTTCTAATGTGGATTCGATATGGTCTCTGAAGATAGACTCACCTTTGCTAGGTTCGGCACTGTGAGGTTTGATTTTAGGTTTCAGAGATTTATGTTTTTTGTGTTTGTGTTTATTGGTACGCTTACGAGTGAAATCGTGTCTACGTACAGTCTTCGGATTCTCTAATTCCGAAGGACACTCCTCTTCGCTAGGAGCTCTCATAGGG